CAATGCGGAAGTCGACGCCACGCATATAGTCTGTTGGCAATTCTTCCAGTTCTGGATCCATCAATGCCGAACGAATGATTTGATAGATTTGAGGGCCAATAATGAATCGACGGATTGGTTTCTCCGGTGTCTTATCTTCCTTAATAGGATCTTCAACAACAAAGCCTTGAAAAATGTATGAACGCTTTTTCCAGTATTTTCGACCCATTTCTTCTAGAGCCTTGTCTTTAAACCAGCCACGAACTTCTGTAAGAATCGGACAGGCTGTCCCGTCATTGTACATTTCTACACAAGGAACCTGTACCTGTACCGCTCGTGAATCTGTTTCACCTTTGACACCGGCGAATGGCAATTTGATCATTGCACGTTCTACCCAGAAAAATGTATTGGCAGAGTTGCCATCTGGTAGTAAGCGAATTACTGCTTCCTTACCTTCCTGCATATTCCAATGTGGGTAAATTGCGTTGTCTCCACCGCCTGTGGATTGTCCTGTGGATTTTGATTGTGCTTCTTGAAGTTTCGCACGAATTTCTGCTAATGTTGCCATTTTAAATGCCTCCTATGTTATGCCTAAAATGTTTATATGCCTTATGCACATATGTTATTATGCGCTTTTTATTTAGCAAGGTCAATGATTATTGATAATTTTTTGTTTAGTATTTTACCAAACATATCTATGGTTATGAACTGACGGTTGATCTAGTTTGAGTCAATTCTTTTTTCAAAGACTCATAATCTTCCAACACAGATAATGTAGGTAAATTTGCTCCGCGATATGCAGGAGACACAGTCTGCCATTCTTGTTCTTGCACACCGGAAACAATCATTGCATGATACTCGTGTCCATCACTGGTATGTAATTTTACACGCTGGAAGCCATGAACTGTCTGTGCTGCCTTGAGCATGGCATTGGCCAATGCTCGTAGAGCGGCAGGATCTGCTACTATCACGAGATCTTCTTGTGGTTCAGCGTGGGGATATATGTGTAGTCTAGCCATTATGTAATGTGTTCAATGTCTTTGATATCTAATCTCTTACTCTTATATACTTTAACACACTCACTGCGGTTTGTATAGTCCAATTTACCTTTACCCCACAAGATTGGTTGATCGTGGAAACTGATAGCATGATTCAGCATGACATCCAAATAGCGACCATTGCCGGTGCCTATGGTTGCAAAGGTCATGTAATTTTTTGGACCACTCTTGAATACTCTATAGTTGGCGACTAACCCTAAGAATTCAACTTCGCCCGGACGTCTTATTTCTTGACAGGCTGGAATGAATCGTTCGCTGCTCCAACGTCCGGTGCGAACTAATTCACTGCACTCGTCGCCTTCACCAAAACTATTCACAGCACCAGCTAATTTGGCCTCTTGCCAATAGACCCAACGGCTGTAGCTGCCTTGGCAGTGTTTTAGTACTGCTGCCCAAAATGCCTTGGGATTATGTGCTTTTTGGTAGGCCAAGGCCCAGATCAATCTGCCCAAGTTGGTAGCATGGGCACGGCATAGACCAAAATGACTTAGTTCTCTAAGTGCAGTTAACACACTGTCTCTCTCAGGATGATCACCAATCAACTGCATGAACTCAAAAATCTTTTCCTCATTTTTTTTAGCAAATGCGCGGCGCCACATGTCTGCTGTATACATGTCACATTTTAAAATATCTGCTATCAGTGTAATAGCATCGTCCTCAAACACAATGGTGTCGTCGAAGTTGTCTTTGCTCCAGTCCTGAAATGCACTGGCCTTGCGTCGACCCATGGTGGCTACTGGTCTAATCAATGCAGTGGCCAGTGTGCAGTCACTACGACTTTTTACTCGCAGTGCTCGAAACAATCGTTTCATGGCTGGCGATTCTCCTTGAGTCACACCCAGCACATTGCCTTGCTCTAGTATTCGACTGGTGGCTTCATCGTATTCAGGATAGTCCATTAACGGTCGTTGATCTATTTCCCACAGTTGGCTGAGACCCCTATTGGCCAATATGTCAATCTTGAAATGCTCAAGATCTTCACACTCATTTTTGTCCAGCAAGATTTGATTGGTCTGATTGATCAAGCTCTTGGGCACTGTTCGATCAAAGATAATGATGCCGCCGCAGTGCTTGCTGATACAGCGTTTCTTGCCCATCAACTTGGCCGTTATTCTTTCTGCTTCAGTAACTTCGTGTTCTGGTAATACATCTTCAAATTTAAAATTGCGTTTAAGTACACCCTTGGCGCCCATACGCTTGGCAGCTTCGCGTCTAGCTGACTTTTCTTTATACATGATATAGTTAGACACTCGCGCACTTTGGCCTGGCCAGCGTTTGAATATCCTATTCATTACTGTTTCTTGTTGCCAATGCGGAAAATCTAAATCGATGTCCGGCAAGTCATCGCGTTTGGGATTCATAAATCTAGCAATAGGTATGCCTTCTGCTACCGGATCTAAATCACTGATGCCCATCAGCCAACATACGAGACTAGAACCTGCTGACCCTCTGGTGATGTGTGGTATGTCTGTTGTGAGATCCAGTATTTCGCGCACTCTTAAAAAATGTTTGCTGAAATTTTGATCTCTAATTAATTCTAATTCTTCTGCTAGTCTATCGGTGTATCTAACATCTTCTGGTATCGTGCGCCTAAATTGTGTTATGAGCTGTTCTAAGTCTTTGTATCTATCCATTATGTACCTTTATGTGCCTAAGGTAGATATTTATAATCAACTTGGATTGGATAATATTTTATTTTGCCAATAAAAAAGCCCAGGGCTTAACCGTGGGCTTCTCTATATTTGGCCAATGCCATTCGTCTAGCTAGCCATAAACGAAACTTTACATAGTCTGATAGGTCATCTTCAACTAACTTACCAAACTCTTGACTTCTTCGATTACGGCCATAAGTGGCCTCATCTTCAATAATGAGGTCACTATGTTCTAAATCAAATTTACTTTGCTGGAGCAGCGACTGGCTTTGCGTCTGCTTTAGGTGCGTCTTTCTTAGCACTGTCACTTTTTGCAGGCTTCTTTTCGTCCTTCTTAACTTCAGCCTTAGCAGGTGCTGGAGCACTTGCTGTTGCAGCTGGTGCTGTTGCAACCGGTGTTGCTGGCTTGACTTCTTCTTTCTTAGCAGGTGCTTGTGCGAATGTTGATACTGCGAACACTGTTGCGAGGATTGCGATTGCTGATTTCATTTTAAAGTTTCCTTTTGGTTAAGTAGGAATTTCTACCCCTACATATATATAACGCGGTAGCCAATGAACCCGTTGACAATCAATTTAGCCAAAATAAAAGCACCCAAAGGTGCTTTTATTAATTTTGACAAATATTACTTGCCTTTGTATGCGGCCTTAGTAGCATCATAATACTGTTTGATTTCAGCAGGTGTCAACACTCTGTTGTAAACTGTAACAGTACCAATTGAACCATTCAATCCCATGAAGTACTGTGTGTACTGTGGATCTTGTAGGTTTGGAACTGGGCAATACTGTCCAATCTGGAAGAAGTTTGAAATAGTATTGATCCCCAAGTTTGGTGTGAAGGTCTGTGTAACTGCGCCATCATCGATATAGATACTGGTTGTACCTCTACCTGGTGTTGTTGGAGTAACAGTTGCAGTCATCAAAATCCACTGACTTGGATAAGCAGTTGTCATTACTTGTGGATTGTTGTGCGCCGCATCTGCTGGTGGAACAGCCTGTGCCGCAGTTGTGTTGTTTGCGGCCACTTCACGACCTGTATAGATCAATGGCTTGCAATCATATGTGCTACCTAGAGCAAATTGATATCCAACTTCATCACGACCAAATGCCACAGCATACTGATAACGTTTCTGACCACTGTTGATATTGGTGTAGGCAAACGGATTGAACTTGACCCAAGTCAAGAAAGTACGAGCCTTATTAGCGGTAATTTGAGCACCTAAACTTCTTGTACCTGGATCAGTTGCGGCAAATTGTGCAGGAGTTAATCCCGGAATATCAGTTACGGCTGCATTTGGATTAAAACTTAATCCTTGGTTAGCTGTCTTGCTACCTGTAAAGTTCCAAGCCTTAGTGGCCGCATCATAAGTCGGTGCACCAGAGTGCTGACTTTGTACAGCATTATATCCATGTCCTGTTTGGTCATTAGCATTGCCTTTTGAACCATCAATGTGTACAAATGCGCCAACAGGAATTTCTACCACTGGAATTTTGCAGTAATCGCTGAGTATTGTGCCAACGGCACAAAGTTTAGCCTTGATATCATCTATCTGTGCTTGTAAATTTTCTATTTCTGACGCCATTGGACGCTCCTTTAAAATATATGTAGACCCTCTACGATATATTTACATAAAATAGCATTACATTATTATTAAAAGGTCAAAAGAAAGGGCACCTAAGTGCCCAATCTAGTCGATACTAAATTTTAATAGCCTGCAAGTTCTCTAATACGAGCAAGTTCTGCAATCTGCGGATCTTGCTGTTGTGGAGCCATTCTTTCTACCATTTTGCGAGCAACCATTTCTGCCTGTTCGCCAAACTTCTTGCCTACCATAATAGCAACGCCTTCTGGGCCTTTAGGGAATGTGCCTGATTCACGATCATAAAATGTATGAACAAATTCTGCAAGTTCTTGAACATTAAGCTGTTGGCTCTCCATTCCTAGTTCTTTCTTTTTACGTGCTAGACCTGCGGAACTAGTTGGCGATTTTGTTTTTTCGTCATCTATATCCTTGGTACTAACTTTCCAGTCATCTCCGCCTTTGGCTTTTCTCATAAAAGCAGGAACATCGCTTTTATTTGGTCCATCGGCTTCTTCTTGTGGTGCTTCTGGCGCTGTTATATCACCCCCTTGGTCAGTCGCCGGCGCTTCACCTTCTGGTTCAACAAAATCACCAAAGTCTAGTTGTTCTAGCGTATCTGGTGCATTTTGTTCTAACCATTCTTTTACTAGACCTCTTGTATCTAGTTCAGAATCTTGTTTTGATTGTTCTTTAATTGATTGAAATAATTGTGGATCTTCAATTATACCTTTTAGGCTTTCGATAGCATTTGTACCATCTACACCTGCTGGAAATGCTTGGCCTACTAGCTCTTGTAATTCTTTTATGGCTGCGTATTTTTCTTCTTGGTCTTCGCTGGAAATGGCTGAAGCCTCACCTAGCCCCATTGCCCAAGTTTCAAATTTAGCAAATGGATCGTTGTAATTTACAGCAACCTCGTTTTCTACTACGTCTGGTTGCGTCATTTCGACTATGTCGTCATAGCCTATTTCGTTTTCTTTCATTATTCTATACAGAACAGGAAATACTGATTTGATATCTTCTTTGAAATTTCTTACTGTAAATTGATCTGTGTACTGTTCTACTACATCTTGCGGAATCTCTACGGGTTCCATTGCCTGGAAATTTTCTTTGTATGCCTCATAATGACTTTGTTTGGCCAGTGCTTTGATTTGTTCTCTTAGACCATTTAAATACTGAGATGATCTTTCTACAATAGAATTGTTTATTGAATTCATTAGGTCATTGCGTACAACATAACTTTCAAAACTTTTTAGTTGCGCAATTTCTTCACTCATACCTACAATACTTTTTCCAAGTTCATCATAAGGTAATCCACCATTGGCTACGTGACGTTGCATAGCACGAGCACCAGCTAGGTGAATAAAGGGATACTTGAATCTCTCACCGTCTTGATTTTCCACAAACAATGCACCAATGTTTCTTGTTCTGCTACCTGGGGCAGTGTCGTCCATGACTGCTTTGCTGTGTTTGATGATTAGACGTGTATCCATCAATTTTTGGAAGCTGACGTTCTTGCTACCATACATTGCGCTTTCGCTCATAATTGATTCTCCAACAGTGGTGTTAATTGTATTTGGTTGTGATTTTTTTGGTGTGTTGTATTGACTTAAAAACGCAAAGTCTCTACGATCTAGATTGTCTTTGGCAATATCTCTAGTATCAAAACTCATTAATCTTCTTTTGGCAAACAATCGTAATTCTTTTAGAAATCCATACCAGCCTTCCTTCTGTAAGGTATCCATGCTTTCTGTAATACCTGTAGAGAAATATACTTTAATAGAATTATTTTCAGCAAGGCTGATACTTACATGACCAATGGCTGCTTCACCGTCTTTATAATCAAAATCAAAGAATCTTGCTTCTTCAGGATTGATAGTGATAGCACCTGTGTCGTTACCTAATTTTAGGCCAGAAAATCTACTACGGATTTTGTAGAATAGATCAGTGGCAATGTTGTTTGTTGCATCCATAGTTATATTTATCAATAACCGCTGCTGACAAAGATCGGCATTGGCATTTGATCTTCTGTGAGTTTTTCAGTCATTTTTTCGTAGATCTTAGGATCCCAATCGCTAAGAATAGTGGCCATACGCAGTATCAATAATGTTGCACTCACAAGATCGTCGTGTTCTCCGGTCTTGGCTCCAAATCCTACTCCGTGAGCTACAAAAGTTTTTAATTCAGAAATCAAAGGCTTGCTGTTGATCTTCATCTTTTGTGTTTCTAGCATATGCTTGAGCTGACTGCAGGTGGTTATTTTTGTACGGTGTGTGGTGTTGAATCCCTTGCGGAATTTACGAACGTGACCTTTGCGTATGGGTTCACTTAGAAACAGTCCAGGAAAGTTTTCTTCGCCTATATTATTAATCACAATTAATGCAGCTTCACCTAGGGTATTATTTTCTACACTGTAGTAGATCTGCGAACTTGCGCCACCTAGTTCTGTGCTTCTGTCTTGAATGTATTTGCAGACTTCTCTTAGATGTTTTACTTGAGTCTGTATAGGAGTTAGATTGTGACGCCATTCAGCCACCTGAATCATACTAGGCATTTCAAACACCTGGATGGCAGCATAGTCTCCACCAGTGCCAAGGCTGGGATCCAATGACACTAGATAGGTGCATCTAGCATCGATTTCTTTATACCAACGTGTTTGACCCATGGTCATTATGGGATCAATGCCTTTGAGTTCTGCAAGTTTAACAGAATTAATTAGTGTTTCATCGAAGATTAAAAATTCGCAATCAAATTCTCTACGAAATCTTTCGTCGCCTATTTTGGCTCTTTCTGTTTGAGCCCATGCTTCGTCGCGATCAGGGTGTTCATTCCAGTGTGCAAAAAAGCTGTGAAATCCGTTTTTTCCCAATTCAGTTTCATTGCCAAATTCATCAAAACGGTTTTGAGCTTCTGTCCAAATAAGTGCAAACTGATCTTCGTCTGAGTTTGGAGTTGATGTAATAATACATTTACCGCCTGTAGACAAAGTGGGTGATAATGCAGTCCAAAACTCTTTGGCTTTCTCTGGTGGTTGCACAAATGCAAACTCATCGCAATAGATCAATGAAAGAGACTTACCACGACCTGTATTTTCTGTTGTAGTTACTGCCTGTATACGAGCACCGTTGTCATATTCGATGGTATTTCTATTATATGAATAAACGCCAGCACGAATAAAATCAGGAAGATTTTCATAACCAAATCGATATCTATTCATGATATCTTGCGCACCTTCATACTTGTGAGCCGCAATCAACACCTGTGCTTCCGGCACAAACTGTGTATACCATAGTAAGTATCCCGTGGCGCATGTGGTCTTGCCCATCTGACGAGGTAACATACCAATAGACTGTTTGTAGTTGTGGTATGATTGAATCAATCGTTCTTGATACTCGTATGGTACAAAGGGAATTGATCCACGAACAGGATGCTGAATCTTTAAAAAGTTTTTACAAAAATATAACGGACCGTCAACAGGATCCATACAGGCTTCTAGATGCTTGACTTCCTCTAACGTATATCGCTGAGGTGCGTGTGCTTTCTTAATTAAATTACCGTCTAGTGATTTTGCCATACTGTTATTTACTGAAAAAAATAGGCTCCGAAGAGCCTATTTGAGTTTATGTTGTTATATTAAGCAACAGTAATACTTGTTGCTGCTGTAACGGTAGTTCCTGTAACGTCAACATCATTAGGGCCAACTACTGTACCTAGGTTTCTAATCCTAGTTTGAATATCTGCTGCTGAAAGACTTAAATCAGTAACAATGTGTATTGTTCCTGCCGATGAATCAGTTACCAAAAACATCAAAGGATTAATTTCTTTAGCAATCATTTCAACTGTTTCGTCTACAGCATCATCTTCTGCTCTTAGATCTCGTGCGCTTGCTGCTGCATTTTTCACCGTGATTAAAAATGCATTAGCATTTAAATTATACAGAGTGGCTACTGTACAATTGAGTCCGTTAGTTCTTGTAAATGATCCCATTTATATCTCCTTAATCTTTTAATCTACCATCAGCTTCGGCTGACTTTAACATTGCCGCACGATCTGCATAGCTACCACGCTTGACATCTTTAGCGGCTTTCTTCTCACCCGGAGTAGGATTCTTAACGTGCTTTAATGGATCAAACTTTTCAGATTTAACTTCTGCTAAACGATCACGTAGTTCATTTCTAATAGAAGTTCTTAAATCAACAGCTTCAACTCGTTGCATAGGGTTGTCACCGCCTGCTACTTTGGGATATGTGCCTTTAGGGCCATTCATACCACCAGCAAGTTTGTTTACCATATAGTCGATGTCTTTGTATTGTTCATCTGGTTCGTTGGCATACTCGTTTTTCTTTTCGTCATCGTTTTCTACGTCGTGATCATCCATGTCGTGATCACCATCACCATCTCGATCGCCTCGAACTTTGTCAAGGTCATTGTCACCAGGCATATTATCAGAGTCCATATCGCTCGGGCCGCCCATATTATCTGCATCAGGCTCATCGTGTGGTTTGTCCATGTCTAGATTTGGCAGCATCTTTAAAGGACCGGCATCCAAGTTACCAAGATCACCTATGGCAGATATACTAGGTCCTGGTGGCGTCAACGATGGCATTGCAGTCATAGCAGGCATTGGCATCATCTTAGATGGCTGGTTAATCATATCTGGATTAACCTTGGTCATAAGTTTCATCAAACTTTCAATGTTGTCCATGCCTTGTGCATTGAGATTCACGCTCATACTAGGATGACTTGGCGGTGGTTGACTAGTCACCGACGGTGGCATACTCATAGGCATAGGTGCATCACCACAGGCTTCTGTGGCAGGCATTGATTGTGTGATTGGTTGATCCAAGTCTCTCATCTTGGCTAACAGTTGATTAAAGTCCATTATTTACTCCCCATTGCGCTTTTAAGGCCTAACTTGTCAGTCTTGCCTTTGGGCAGCTTGTATTCTGTTGGCCCGGTTTGATCTTTTTTACGTTGTTTTGCAGTTTTTTCAAGGTCTTTTAAAAAACCTTTGTTGAAGTCATCACCAAAATAGTCTTTGTGTTTAACATTTGTGTTTTCTTTATAGTTGGAATCTGTTAACAGTGCTTGTCCTGATGGCTCATTATCTAACAGAACTTGATCAGCTTCTGTTGGTTCACTGCCGCCCCGTACACGAAAGCTAGCCTCGTCGAGTCCCAATGCCTTGACATCATTGGTTATTTCTGGTCCTGTAATAGGATATTCACAAATTACTTCGAACACAGTTACTTCACAATTTTTCATTGCAGGAAAGTCTAGGGGCAATGCTTGTATTGGTGTGGTCTTAATTTTTTCTAACTTGATACATTTACAGCGATCTAATGCTGTCTTCAAGTTTTCTTGAAAAGCCTCAGGCAATTCTCCGGCCACTTTGACTTTAAAGTTATAGATTTTTTTGCTTTCAGCAAGATATTCTGTAAATGGTTTCATGTTAGTATTTATGCTTTTCCGCTTAATTTCTTAATGAGCTCATTGCGATCTGTAATTACGTAACCCTGTCCGTTAATCACGTCATTTGGATCTTCGTTGTTGTCTTTATCAATCTTGTATTTTTTTAGTTGTAGATCTATTGCTTTTAGCTTTTTGTCTATTTTAGCAGATTTAGCATCGATGGCGTTTTTAAGCATTCCGCCTGCCACTTCAAATATGCGCCCACTATAACGTACTTCAACATTCATACCTAGATCCATGAGATCATCGTAGGCCTTTTCAGCTTTGTTGGCGAGACTATCTAGATCATTGTCATTTAAATCATTTAATTCAACTATTTGTGGTAAACTCTTGGTTATTTGATTCACAGCTTCGATGCTGTCATCTAGACTTTTTACTTCTATGGCTTTTTCTACTAATTCTTCATTAATAGACTTAGGCACAACATTTATCTGTTTGTCGTCTAAATTAAATAATTCTTCAAGTTTCTTAGTCATAGCAATACTTATCAGCGTTTTGAACCTTGATGGAAAATATGTTCCTCGTTGACCACACGAAACTTTATACCTTGCTGCTTACACCATTTAGTGGCAGCTTCCCATTTGGCCAAATTCTTTATATACTGTTGTTGATTATAAACACTCTTGCCAACATTGGCCAACAGCGTTTGACTAGCTGGTTTTACTTCAACCACTTCTGCATGCTTTGCTCCGTTCTTGTCAACGTAGGTAATAAAAAAATCAGGAACATATATGGTATATTTTCCTGTTAGCGGATCTCTGTAAGGTATTTGTATACTTTCGCTGGCCCATTTTTCTACACCTTGATGTTCATCTAACATTCGCATAAAAACAAATTCCCAACTTGATCTTGCCAATGGTGTTTTGGTCCCAACATATTTGCTAGGATTTTTCATTTCGAATCTTCCCTGAGCAAATTTGGCCATTATGGTAAAATGTTTCTAGTTTGATTTATCTTAATAACATTTAGGGCTCTAAATCCTAATGAAGATGTGTTGGGACGATATTTGTTAAGAATCTGTGCAACTACTGCACTAAGTTGTGTACCGTTGAGTTCTTTCAAGGTGTCTAGTATTTCAAAAACACCAACGCCATCAATTTTGGCCTGACGCAGTATGGTCATTGCCGTGGTCAAGGCAGCTTCTTCTTCAAATCCTCTGCTTGTAAAAAATCCTATGCTGGCAGCAACTTCATTGGAGCCAAATTCCAAAGGCCGGCGGCCGTAGGTATCAAAAAACAATTTTGTACTTGAAGCACTGTCTGTTTTTGTAACTGCTGGTAAATTAATTGTGCTCATGGAAATTCAGTTGGGCTTTCGTTACGACTGCCAGATGATAATGGGAATGTGTTATTGGCTGACTGTGTCTGCAAAACTTTCCTAGTGGCAGTTGTGGCTGCAATAGATCCTAATGCAGCACCTATTTTAGGAAAACTGGCTCCTACAATTCCGCCAACAGTGTTGGCCGCCGACAAAATATTTGCAGGATTTCTTAATTCTCCAATAACTCCATCTACTGTGGGGAATTGGCCTCCATTGTTTTTGTAAGTATTGATTTGAGAAATTGCTGTGCTTATAAATCCGCCTGGATTTTTTAAAATGTTCTTTTTGGTTACATCACCGAATACAGATTCGATACCACCTAGCACATCTCCAACAGGGCCGAGGACGTTACCTAATCCCAGTGAACCACCTAACACATTGGGACTTTGTACAACATCGTAAGACAGGCTGGCAAATCCATCAGGCTGTCCATAGGCCACACTGCCCGAAAGATATTTTACACCTTCGTACTCGACAGTCATTGTGTTATCCAACGGTTCATTTGATGAATAATCTACCTGTCCGTGAGACCAAGATTTAATTCTTGGCGCCAATAGTTCATATCCGTTAAATCTATGTCTGCTTAGAGTATATAAAGATATTTTTCTAAAAAAGTTTGTTGGGGTAGCAAAGCCCATGCCATAACTTCCAGAATAATTAAACAGACTCATGGGATGATCGTTTTGACTGTTTCCGCCGTCGCTGGCATAGTGTGCGTAGTAGGCCGAATACATAGAATGCATAAGACCAGCATTGTCGTCGTGGAATGACAAATTAAGAGGTTCGTAATTTATTTTCTTATAAACCTGTTTGGTACGATTGTACACATTTTTATTTGCCATGTCAAAATTAAATTTAGGCAAATCAGTGGATTTGATTAGTAGGCTAACTTCTCTTTCAGCACCCGAAAATACAGCATAATAAAGAAATTTGGTTCTAGGGGTTAGACGATAGTTGTTGTCAACAAATATTCGTGTGGCATGCTGAAAATTTCCAACCACACCCTTGGGTCCTCTGAGAGCACTATTTAAAAATCGTGTAAACTTATTGGCCATATAATTATTTAGTCATAAAAAAAGCCCGAATAATTCGGGCTTTTTTGTGTTTGGGTATTAATTAAATACCTGAGCTACCTACTGATAAAGCACTAGCTGTTGGTCTAGCTGTGCCGGCTGTTCCTATACCAATGACACCAACTGCATCTGGTGTGTGCATTGCATTGTCATAAACAATAGTTAAGGCCACTGTGGCTGGTTCGTTGGTTGTGTAGTTCAAATCACCGTAGTCCGTGTTTTGCAAGAAACATCCATAGCATTCCCAGGTTTCTAAAACTACTGGAGCAGCAGCACCGTTGCCACCATCTAGTATTTCAATACGAGTGGTAAACTTGTAATCGATACCAGAACGAGCACTGGCCTGTTCATGGAAATCAAACTGCTTTTGAATCTGTTGACCAACTAATTTGATAACACTACTGCTGGCATCATCTCTGAGATTCAATGTGATATTTTCCCAGGTGTACTTGCCTGCAATTTTGATTTTAGAATTGTAAATTTCGATTGGGATTTCTTCAAAAGAAACTTTTGGTCGAGTAACGTCCATGACCTGTTTGGTAAGTTCTGTACTAGACGATGTGCCAAAACCTAGTAAAGTAACACGAAAGCGATACTTTAGTTTTGGCATCAACATACCGGTATTTGAACCAGGACCAGATGGGTTAATCGAGTAATTTGTTAATGATGTAATTGCCATTGTCTTATGCTCCGATATTGTATTTATTCATTAGATCTCACCTGTGTTCTTGAGACGCAATGGTATGTAAATAAATTCAACGGCCTTGGTTGGCTCAATGGCAACATCTACATATAATTCATTACGATCAATTCTACTCGGTGTGTTGTTGGTTTCGTCACACACTACTGCAAAGTCATAGATAGCTCTTAGACCCACTAGTTCTAGCAACAAACTTTCTACAGCTTGTTTGATCTCGTCACGAGTGATAGAATCGTTTGGCTCAAAGATATATGGACGAGCAAGTTTTGTCAACTGGCTGCGTAGATATACAACTAGACGTGCTACATTGATACGATCCAGTGCTGATGCATTTCTTGCACGAGTTTTTTGGCCATAAGCTACCAATCCTGTACCTACAAAGAACGGAATTGGATTGACTTTTAGATCATATAGTGTATCTCTCTGACCGTTGTTTAGAGCAACGCTTTGGAATTCACCTGTCAACGAATCAATGTATCCCACTGCTGTGGCATTGGTAATACCACCACGACGTGTACCTGCTGGAGCAAACCATGGAAAGCTCACTTGATCGCTTAAAGCAATAGTTCTCAGCATCATGTGACTGGCCGGAACTACAGCATTTGCGCCTGTAAGATCAGTGGTGAATCCATTTGGATAGTAAACCGCTGCATATTCGTCATAGGTAACAATACCATTGTCTCCGTTGTCTAGTGCTAGATTAGCATTGGTACCCCAGGTAGTTAAACTTGTTGCATCGCTCTTTAGACGCAATGGTGTATCACCGACCACAAAAGCTGTGACCTTGCGATCCAGGTTCAAGTTGATTAGATTGCTAAGTGCTTCTGGATATCCAGGGCAAGCAATTAGGTTGAAGTTTCTGCGTTCTTCGTCACGTGCTTCTTCGCTGGTATCGATAGCACTCTTCAATGCAGCAACCACAGTTGATCTCTGTGCCTTGCGGCCAAAGCTGCCTGAACCGTCTTCATTGTTAGGACTAGCTGTAGTCCAACGATCTGGCCAGTATGCTTCCATACTTTCGCTATTGTTGAAGCGTACATTGTCTGCTGTGGTGTCAATATAACCATTGTTGTATTTCTTGACGTTTCCACCGCTTCTACGTAGATTCCACAGCAACATACCTTTTGGATATAGATCTGGATCTGGTGCGTCAAAATCTAAGAAATTGTTAGTTAACAAATCTTTGATTGATCCAGAAGGTGCAGCAGTGGGTGACCCACCACTAGTGCCTGCACGAGCATCTGCAAATAAAATACCTTCTTCTGTGGTTTGATCAGTCTTGTCAACTAATACCCATTTTTGTGCAAGTTTTGTGCCTGCGTCAGTGTTGAATTTGTATATGCTTGGGAAATTTTCTAGATCAGCTGTGCTGATCCAAATATCGCCGTTGACTAATGTAGTGCCGTCGGTTTGTGTTTCAGGCATACTTGCGGATACAATCGGTCCTTCTGGATCAGTAAGGGTGTATCCTGTAAAGTTTTGATAGCCTACCCAGGTTGTGCCATTGTGTATCATTAGATCCACTTCGCCAAAGGCAGGATTGTACCATAGTTGTCCATCTGCTGGCTCCTCTAATGGAGCATCTGGTGTAGCAGCAAACACATCATTGACCAATGGCAACCATAAAGAAGCCAAATAACCTTCTCGTGCTCCTGCGGCCAAACCACTTGACAATGCATAGAAATTACTAGTTCCGGCTCCTGTTGCTAGATTGTAGACTGTGAACAGTGTACCAATAGCAGTACCTGCAACATCAGTTAGTCTGATATCGCCACCGGTCTTGTGTGTGATCACTAATTCGTTATTGGTTGTAACACTAGCAACTACATTGTTTGTAATGGCAGCACCTGTTGAGTCAACATAGTTAGCAGCATTTATTGCTCCAGCAATTCTAAAAGAGTCGTCAGCATTGATTGCTGCAAACGCAATAGTTGCTGCTGCGCTTATGTTTGCATCACCCACTATTGATTGTTTGATAGTAAATGTTTTAGCAAGGTACGCAGTTCCGGTGCCGGTGCCAACTACTGCAGGAACAACTGTATCACCAACAGCATATGTTACACCGCTTGTACCTGCCACTGTGTTCCAATTGGTATTTCCAAGCGATTGAATTATGTAATATGTTCCAACTACCAATGCGGTCGCTGCCACGTTTGGTGTAGATACACTAATTGTCCCTGTGGTAATAATTTTAGATTTGATTGCAGTTGTGCCGCTGGCTGCTCTTTTAAATATTCTAAAAGTAGTAGTGGCCAATGTTTCATCTGGTGCGTCAAAACCATTTACTGCTCCAGTAGTAGCAGAATATGATCCTGCGTGTTCACTGGCATTTGTTTGCACAAATAATGCATCCTTGGGAAGATTTATACCGCCGCCGGATTTATCTAAAAAGTACAAGGCAGAGTGCGGAGTTGCGTACAACGGTGCTTCATTGGCTACCCAAGCATCAGTACTTTGATTGTAGCGTTTTACTCTCCAACGAGATCCGTTGTTTGGTTCAGTAGTTTTCAGCCATACAGACCCTGTAGGACGAGCATTTACAGTAGATCCAAAATCTGATCTCTTAAACAGTGGTATGCTAGTGTGTGGTTGTTGAGCCAATGCTGGACACATGTATGTACCGGCAGCAATGTTCAATTTGTTAGCACCAGTTCCTAAGGCCGTTCCGCTGAGTACAATACCACCAGTTCCGCCAAAAAGTGCTGTGGAGTCACCACCTGTAGCAGTGGAGGTACCATCACTATATAGATACAATCTGTTGTTGTTGGCAACGGCTGTAATACCGCTGCCATTCATCAATGTATTAATACTGGAAACACAAGAAGCTAGACTAACACCTACTGTAATAGAAACATCGTTGATAATTAATGTGCCTGATAATGCACCTACCGCTGCCGAACTAAATGCTGTGGGGTGACTGGCAGTCCATCCAGGACTGCCAACTAGTACCCAAGTACCAGCTGTAATTCCAGCAGTAGCATTGCCTGCACTCTTGTAGTATATTCTTACCAGTTCATCCTCAGCTAAAAATGTTCCGTCGCCTGCGGCTGTTTGAAACACCACAGCGTAGTCACCAATTGTACCTACTGATGTTTTAGGAGCATTACTGTTGATATTGTCAAGATCAGCGTCTGTGAGTACCAATGGAGTTTTAGCAGTGAATTTTTGACCGCTGTCTGCAAGAGCCAAGCCGTTCCATTCGTTAATACCCCAAGTGGTGGTTTGTGTATCTACCCACCACTTGCCATCAGCTGGATCCGCTCCCGGTGCATCTGTTTTACCTTCTAATTCATTTAGATTAATATCTGCACGTAGTATGAATGCAGAATTTGAAACGCCTAACAAGCTGTACGCAGCTAATAGACCGTATTCGTTTCTTTCTCCACCGTGTATAGGACTGGCCGATACTGTCTTTTCAAAGAACGGCGAACCAAATGTATCAACAAGTTCTCGTTGACTGGTAACTTTGAATACCTTACCTGCATTGGCTGCAGTGGTACCTGAAGCTGTGCCTGTGCCAGCTCCGTTTATTTTATTTTCAGCAGTGGCTACAATAATTAACGGAACCGTTCCTGGTTCAGCTGGAGTATAAAAACTCTCGTCAATTACTTGTACTTCTACGCCTGGTGATGTTAGTGCCATTCGACTGTCTCCTAGGGTTAAATCAATGTACTATTATTTAGCGGCATCATTAAAAAACACCAAGATATGCAAGGCTGAAAAAGGGGCTGAAAAGGTGTAAATATGTTTATGAGACCCCTTTGTAGGTGCGGACAACGACCCCGTGCTGTGAACTATAAAAAGAACGACAAGATATATTATCGAAGTCTCTGCGAAATCTGCATGGCCAACGGTCTAGGGTCCGGTATTCCTAGATGGTATCGATCTGGATATCGAATTAAAAACCAATGCGATAAGTGCGGTTTTCGCTCAGCACACAAAGAAGTTTTTAGAGTATTTCACATGGACGGCAATCTAGATAACTGTCGCCACAGTAACTTAAAAACTGTGTGTACGAACTGTGCTCAAATACTAGGCAAAGAAGGAATCACTTGGCGACAGGGTGATCTTGTCGCTGACTACTAGACTAGCTGATTGCCTATAAAGGTCATCAATAGAGCCGTTGTTGTCGATTACTACGTCGAAATCGCTGCCTAACCAAGCCCACTCACTGGCGTGTATCTTGCGCATTTTCATTGCATTTAATCCCACGTTGTTACCTTGATTTGCACTAAGTGCATCTGCATACCAGTCGGGCAGTGTGCCTCTTTGTACCCAAACAATGCTGCCGCCTGCACGTTTTAAAGATTCAATTTCATTAGGGAATCTGCAATCTGAAATTACAATATTATCTCGACTATTACGCAGTTTGTTTTCTAGACTGGCAATCCATATGTCGTCGTGAAATGCTTTGCGACACACTTCAGTACCCCAATATTGTAAGACCCATCTCGGAGTCAATGTGGGCATATCGAGTCTAGAGGCCCACCATGGATCTACTTGTTCACGCCACTCTCTAGCTTCTTTAGTACGGCCTTCTAGCATGGTCCTGTCCCAACCAAATACTGAAGATACAGCATCTTTTAAAGTAGATGCAAAGCTCTCTCGTCTAAATTCGTGAAAATTAACTAGATAGTCCGCAACTGTGTCTTTGCCCGAACCAATAAAACCGCAAATTCCAATAATCATAATATTCTCCAACTGCATAAAGTATACAGGAGAACATTATCGTGGTCAACCTATAATAAAAGTATATCCTTGGCCGCCCGGTACTAATTTCATCAAATCATCTGTGAGTTTTTCAATTTCTGCTGTGGCTTCTGCTTTCATTGCCGCACCGTTTAGACTGCTTCCACCTTGTGGTCCAGCAATTTGGGCAAACTTTTCACGGGCTTGTCCTAGCATCATTTTACAGTTAGCAAGCGAATAATCTTTAATCCATTGTCCTGCATAGGTATCGTCAATAATAGCAAAGTCTGGCTTGGTGTTATACACCCATAACATTACTTCTTCGTCACCCCTAGGACGTTGTTGAATCATAATCTTGCGACTTTGTGGTTGCCAGGTAAAGTTAATAAATGATCCAAACATCTTTCCTACTAATTCTTGATAACCGCTGAATAGTTCATAGGTTAACAGTCCACCCATATTTGTTGAACTTAACAAATAGGTATTAGTATAGGCTAGGTTAAACGGTTCAAACACTGTGCCGCCTGTACCATTGCCTGTGCGAGATCCTATGCTACGTCTAAAAATTTGTCGTACTTGTTGTATTTCTTTAGGCAAAACATATTCTTGCTGATCTTGTCTTAGTGTTAAAAACGCATAACTTTCTTCAACGGCGTTATCTGAACGCTGCCGAAAAACTCCCAATGCTCTGTTTAGTGCAGTTTCGTAGTGTATAGGATCTAGTTCTACATCAATCATGCCGTCGCCTAGCATGGCTTTGCAGTAATTAAAAACTTCTTGCTTGGATTGGTCTATTTGGCTCATACAACTATTTATCGTAGCGGTAAATATATGACTATGCCAAGACTAAGCCTTTACCGTCCTGAAAAGGGCAATGATTATAAATTTATAGATAAAAATATCTGGGAAATGTTCCAGGTTGGTGGTACTGATGTGTTTATACATCGATATCTAGGACCCGGATCTACTGGGAATACTGCCTCCCCTACACAACCTGTCTATAATACTAGCGATCCTACACAGATCCAAGATCTGTTATTTCTCGAAAATAGAGATCGCAAGTATGACCCTGATATCTATGTGATGCGAGGAGTATACAGCCTTCAAGATCTAGATTTTAATCTCAGCCAATTTGGTTTGTTTTTACAAAACGATACTGTGTTTATTACGTTTCATATCAACGATACCATAGAGAAACTAGGTCGTAAGTTGATCAGTGGGGATGTTATAGAACTGCCGCACTTAAAAGACGATCATGCTCTTAATGATTTTCAATTTGCTCTTAAAAGGTTCTATGTAATCGAAGAAGTAAATCGGGCTGCGGAAGGTTTCTCAGTTACTTGGTATCCACATTTATATCGTGCCAAATGTAAACCATTGGTCGACAGTCAAGAATTCAAAGAAATATTAGATCAGGTTGCTAACAAAGATGCTATGGTTGGTAGTTACAATGCTGCTGTGACCTATTATCCAGGCGATGTTGTTACTGGATTGGATGGAAAAAATTATACAGTGCTACAGGAAGTAACCGGAGTCTCACCTCCTAATTCTACCTATTATGAACTAGCCGATAGCTTACGAAACATAATGAGCACCTACGAAAAAGAAATGCAGATTACACAGGCAGTTCTTGATCAAGCGGAAACAGATGCTCCAAGGAGTGGTTCGGACACCACACAGTTTTACACTCTTACAGTGGACGAAAATAAATTACCGGTACTGGTCAGCGCAGATAACAGCCTATTAGATGCTAGCTTAGAAACTCAGGCTACTGATGAAGCAGGCAATCTTTTGTTTAACACTGATGGTACTCCTGTGTATGTAGGATCTACTGCTGCTACCGCTTTACTATCATCAGAAGTATCTGGTTATAACGGATATCTAGTAGGCGATGGTGTTCCGCCAAACGGTGCTCCATTCACAGCCGGTATAGCCTTTCCATTAGCTCCTGCAAACGGTCAATTCTGTCTTAGAAAAGATTATTTTCCTTATAGATTGTTTAGATACAACGGATCAAGATGGGTCAAAGTTGAAGACAAAGTAAGAATGACCATGAATAATCTAGGACCAAGTGATGTGGGAGTAGGCGATCAATTTGAAGGCAAGGACGTTCGCCAGACACAAAAAGCTGGATTCATCAACAATACAAATACCGACACAATAAATGGACACACTGTGAAAGAAAGACAGAGTCTCAGCAAGGCTCTTAGACCAGAGGCAGATGAATAATGGATTATTTTTACGATGCGCAAGTAAGGCGATATGTCACACAGTTTATGAGAATCTTTATAGGATTCAAATACAAAACTGGAGGTGATGTTCCCGAAGAGAGACACGTGCCTGTGTTGTACGGCGATATGACCAGACAGGTTGCCAGCATGATCAAGGACAACAGTGAGAACAAACTGTCAACGGTGCCTAGAATAGCCTGTTATATCAGCGGTCTTGAGTTGGATAATTCTAGACTCAGTGACTATAGTTTTGTTAGTAAACTATCTGTGAGAGAACGGCAGTATACTATCAATCCGGCAGGCGAAAGAGAATACGGTGGTGTACAGGGCGGTGGATACACGGTAGAAAGACTCATGCCTACTCCATTCAAACTGTCTATGAAAGCAGAAATTTGGACCAGTAACACAGATCAAAAACTTCAATTGCTAGAACAGATTTTGGTATTGTTTAATCCCAGTCTCGAAATCCAAACTACAGACAACTATGTCGACTGGACCAGTATTAGTGTAGTGGATCTTAGCAGCATAAATTTCAGTTCAAGAACTATTCCGCAGGGTACAGAAAGTGATATTGATATATGCACTCTAGATTTTCAAACTCCTATCTGGATCAGTCCACCTGCCAAAGTTAAGAAAATGGGCATCATTAAAAACATTATCATGAATGTATTTGGGGAGTCGGGCCAATTGTTAGGTCTAGAAGATCTCATATTCAATGGTGACAGTGCGTCCACTCAGATACAAAACACAGTGGATCGATTTGGTGTATTATTAATATTAAACAAGGCTACAGGATTGTATGATCTCACTGTGTTAAATGTATATGAAGCAGTGATAGCCCTAGGTCTAGATGAAACTCCTTACAAAGGCAATCAACAAAGACTAGATTGGTACAAGGTGCTAGAGCTTCACGGCGGATATACAGGTACCAGTAGAATACATTTTACACAACCCAGCGGCTATGAAATCACAGGTACATTCCCCGTAAATGAAATTGATCCTACATATCTAGTAATAGACATTGATATGGACACAGTACCTAGCAATACAATATCACCTGTAACTGCCATCGTTGATCCCTACAAGTTTAATCCAATTGAAAGATTTGGAAGTATTGCTGCAATTCCTGTAGGCACAAGATACCTAGTATTAGACGATGTTAACAACAGTGTAAATGTGGGACAGACTGTGGAAAATTCAGGATGGAACAACTTTGATTCTGGGTCAACTGCTTATGACGGCCCAGATGCTTGGAAAGATCTTATAGGTAACGACACTGTGATCAAAGCCAATTCAATAATCGAATGGACTGGTACTGTATGGCAAGAAACGTTTGACCCCAGCACAGTGACAACTATTCAGTATTTCACCAACTTGACCACAGGCGTACAATACAAATGGGATGGCTCACAATGGTTGAGATCATTTGAAGGCGAATATGCTGCCGGATATTGGAGATTTGATCTAGACGCTTGATAAGTATCTAGATGCAACAACGTGCCGGTCTACTATTCCTAAGTAAAAACACTAAAAGAATTCTTCTTATTTTAGAAGACGCCAAATGGACTGTGCCTACATTTGTGAGAAACAGTAGTCTATTAGAAGATGCTGAACCGTTGTTAAATAATTTCTCAGTGGGTAAAATTTTGCCCATAGAATTGTATCTCAGTGAGGACCGTGGATTTGAATACGGCACTTATATCTGTCTAGTTGATGATGAATTTCTTACAACATCGGCTGCTACTATATGTTGGGCTACGTTAAATCATTTGCCTAAACAACTACACACAGGTTTAAAAAATACACTGAGCAATACCATAATCCGTACAAAAATTGAAACCATATTGGAGTTAGAAAATGTCAAACATACTACAAAAATCTAATAGATTTCTCAAAGACTGTGAAAGATACGAGGCAGCAATAGCCACTATGCCAGAGGGCAATGTAAAAAATGAAACTGTGCAATTGTTACAAAAATTAACCTATAGCATTAAAAAACTTGATAACATGCATCTAGAAATGGTATATTCTAGACAGTTGCCTACCATGGGTGGAGATATGAAACAAGAAATTACAGATTTAAGAAAAAAATTAGAAACCAGAATCAAAGACTGGTCACAGGCACAGCAAAATTAGATAGTACCGAAATTCTTAACGACGATAGTTCCTACCATGGCCGCGTGGCTTGCACATTGATATCTGTAATTACCACTGATACTGTCGGGAATTTTCCAATACAACGTTCCTGATTGCTTACCCTGTGCGTTTGATCCTGTACTAACTGTACCATCGGTAGCCACATGCACTAACCCTGTATTATAATTTGTACCGGTGTTGTCCTGTATCAAGAAAGGGTGGCCGCCAGCTCCCATCAAATTAAATGCTATGGTAGTAGCATTGATGGCATATATCGTAGGGTCATCAGTGCTTCCGTATTGATCAAATCTATATGCAGTGGCTCCGTTGGCGGTTACTGTCAGCATAGTAATTGCTGGCAGATAAATTTTATCCACAGTTAATGAAGCAGAACTTGCATCACTAAGTCCTGTGAATGCTGTAGCGCCTGCCGACACCGTGCTGGTTACAGTTATAGTATCGGTGCTGGCATCGGTGGTGATCGAGATTCCTGTGCCTGCGGCTATAGTAAGAGTGTCAGTGGCCGAATCTGCTACAACGTTTGATTGACCAGCTACCGCTATAGTAGCAAAGCTATCTGATGCCGTTCCGCCGCCGGCAGCAGCGATAGTTATGGTGTCTGTGCTGGCGTTTGTTGTTATAGTTATATTCGAGCCAGCTACTAAGGTTAATGTATCTGTAGCTGAATCAGCTACCACGCTAGATTGTCCTGCAACAGCTATGGTAGCAAAACTGTCTGATGCTGTACCACCACCCGACACAGTGGCCCACGTATTATCGCCTCTCAGGTACGTAGTAGCATCTCTAGTACCCGATACTCCTAATCTTAAAACAGGCACAGTGCCGCTGGTAAGTTCAGTTGCATTTAACGCAGTAAGATTAGTGCCGCTGGCCGCTGGTAATGTTGCAGGTAGTGCCGTGAGATTTACTCCGCTTACTGCAGGTAGTGTAGCTGGGAATCGTGCATTCGGTATGGTGCCTGAAGTTAATTCAGTGGCGTTTAAGGCAGTGAGCGATGCACCACCGCCACTAAAGTTGGTAGCTGTGAGTAGTCCACCGTCTGATATAGTTGCCGAACTGTTCTGTATAATAGTACCTGTGGTACCATCATAGCGTATGATAGCATTATCTACATATCCACCGCCCGAGCTTAGTACGTCTCCTGTTCCTGCTCCCGAAGCTCCTTGGGGACCTTGGGGACCTTGGGGACCTGGAACTCCCACAGCACTGGTCTGCTGATAAGTGCCGTCTGGAAATACAATAGCGTTTCCAACTACAATATCACTGTCAAAAGATACTGTAGGAGTGAATGTGATGGTAGAACTATCTGCGGAATCTATAGTAGTTCCCACAAAAGTGATGCTACCTGTGCTGGTAGTTGAATTAATTGTTATAGTATCTGTGCCAGCATTAGTAGTAATAGTAATATTAGAACCAGCAACCAGTGTAAGTGTGTCGGCAGTGGAGTCGGCCACAACAGTGGGCTGTCCAGCTACAGATATGGTACTAAATGTGTTAGGCAGACTGCTTTCTGCGGCTACTGGCACCCAAGCTCCTGCATGAGCATAATACAGTTTGCCGGTGTCATGAACATGAGCTACCATACCGTGATAATCTACAGGAGATACCTCGGCTGTAAGATCTGCTAGAGTATCCCAATGAAACCTAATACGATTTTTTTGACCTGTGATATCAATCACGCCCGATAACACCAGCGTGTTAGTAGAGTCATCTAACCACGTTAACGCAGTCAAGTCGTTGACTTGAGATCCATTCGACGGATAATAGGCTATTTTTCCAGCCACCCCCGATTGTACTCCACCGCTAAATCCTGCTGAAGTTGCTTTGGCTAAGAAATCTGCATTAGACACATTGGTAAGACTGGCTTTGGCTAATGGAATTCCGCCTTGTCCGGATCCGTTAAACAGCCTAAGAGTATCAGCATCTCTGTCATAAAAAATTTCTCCGGAGGCACCGGTTTTTCGATTGAGGTAGTCGCTTTCTCTTGGAGTAATTCTTAAATTTTTTATAGGTACTGACATGGGAATCCAATTAACATATACATATATTTATGACAAAATTTACTTTGGGTTATCATAGCATATCTATGAATTAATGTTTCCAAATGTAAAAAATTTTGTAAGAGTAAAGTTTATAAAATTTGCCGACAAAATTACCCTGTCTTCAAAGCTGCAATTTTTTTCAGACTTATGCATCATCCATCCTGGAAAAAACAGAATCTCTCCCTGTTTTACTGGAACTGAATAGTACTCTTGCAGTGAACTAGTTTCATGCAGATTTTTAAGAGCATAATGCGGATCTTGAAATTGAGTAAATCCTGATTGATCTGGTAAAGAAATATATGCTACACAACTTATCGAGCTGAATCCGTGATTATGCGGAACAGTTTCTCCGGTATGTCCGTGCCGATTTATCCAACTATTGCCTATATAAAATTGATTGCTGGTGTCTAGATTCCATTGCTTTAATATATGATTGCTTTTTTCTTCCATCCACTTAAAGAAATCTATGAAGGCCGGGTGTCTATGTGGTGCATTATTTTGATTGTCCACTGTGCTTTGAGCATCGCCTATTTCTAAGTTGGTGTTTAAGTCTGTGGCAGCATGTAACATTTCATAAGCGGCAGCAAGATGCTTATCTGTAAATTCAAAATGATCTCGAAAAATTACTGGCGGAAAGGGAGATACTGGGCTAAGACTCATAGATATAATTGTGTTAATGGCAAATTGTTGATTTTCCCCTTAACAAAAGTGTTGAAGCTTAGAGTAATTCTAGGTTCATTTCCGTGATAGGGTTCTACCAAATGCTCTACGTTAGAAGGAAAAATTATAATGTTGCCAGCAGTTGATTGAAAAGACCAACTTTTTGAATTGTATATCGATGCATCAATCACTTGAAATTCTAAAGTATCATATTGACTAGTTATTAATTTTAAGTGTCCCGAATCAGCATCGCCAGATAATGTTACTACACCCGATAATATCGAATTTGGATGCCAGTGCCTATGATGACTTTGGCCTGCTTCGGTTTTATTCAGCCATGATTCTGTAATATAAATTTCAGTATCTGTAGATACTCGCATAACACCGTAAAAATAATCAGCAAGTTTATTTCCTATCTCGTCTAGCATATTTTTGAAAGGCTCTGTGCTTAAAATATTTTGACTTTCGCTAATCCAATTTTGATAGTTTCTTGCCCATTTTACAGATGATAAGTCGACGTCCACACTTGTTATTTTAGATGTTAATATAGGTTTTGAAAAGAGGGGTATGAGTTCGTCATGATTCATGTTAAAGTACCGAGTAATATGATATATAGTGTTAGTAAACAATTTAAGTGGGATTTATGAAAATACAAAAAGATATAGCAACTTGGGAAAATTTAATTGATGTCACCGAGTGCAATGATATTATAGCTAGATATCACGCCTTGGAAAATTTGCAATTGTCTTTTCCCAGATTTGAATCGCCCGGTCATATTAAACAGGATAGGGCTGTATTTGTATTATCAGATGATTCTATGCGACTGACTCCAGACCTCACGATACTGCATCCATTCTTAAAGAAATTTTGGATCTGCTGGGAATCATATCTCAAACATTATAGTGTATTAGCTGAAACAGGCAAGCATTTTGTAAGATCCATGAAAATACAAAAAACATTACCCAGTGAAGGCTATCATATTTGGCATTTTGAATCAGACGGTCTAGAAAGATGTTCTCGAATAGCTGCCTGGTCTTTGTATCTCAATACAGTAGAAGAGGGAGGAGAGACCGAATGGTTGTATCAAAGCATTCGGATACCTGCCACGGTTGGCACATTAGCTATATGGCCAGCTACTTATACACATGCTCATAGAGGAAATCCTCCATTAGCAGGAGAAAAATATCTACTTACAGGTTGGATCGAGTGGTAAATGGAAGTAATAAAACTATTTCCTATAGAATTTTTTAGATTTACTAACCAACAATTTTGCTCTTTGGAGATTGTTGACTACATCCAGTCACTAAATGTTTCTCCAAAATTTAGTAGTAATATAAGCTATCAAATTCCGTTACATCGAGATCAAAAACTTGCTGGATTATTTGATTGGTTTCATATTTGTCTAGAACAGATTAGAGATACACAAAAATATGATTGCGATAAATTTAATATTAGTTCTAGTTGGTATAATCAGAGTTTGAAAAATCGAGGCATGCATCAAACATATCACAAACACACCAATAGTTTTTTTAGTGGAATCTATTATCTATCTGGTGGGTCTCCTACAGTATTTGAGGATCCTGTTATTCCACGAACCATGACACAGTTAGAGGTGTTAAGGAAAGATCATTCGCCTTTTGAAAGAACCATGGCGGTTCCGGGAAGTTTGATTATTTTTCCTAGTTATGTATTTCATCATTCTCCGCCTCACGTAGAAAACTTTGATAGGCATGTTATTAGCTTTAATGTATTGCCCACCGGCAAAATTAATTCAAGTGCCGATGCAGATGCATCTATAATTTTGGAGTTACAATGATCAACACACTGGGAATATTAGGAGCAGGAAACGCAGGATTGATATCAGCATTGATGCTGAGAGCGTGTTTTACTGATTTGCCAATTACTGTGATCAAATCTACTAAAATTGGAGCTATCGGAGTGGGCGAAGGATCAAATGAACACTGGACAGAGTTTTCGAGACTTGTTAATATATCTGTAAATGATATTATTGTAAATGCTGGCGCAACATTCAAACACGGAATAAAATTTGTAAACTGGAAAAATGGCAATGATACGTTTTATCATAGCTTGCCCGAGTGGTTTGTTTCTCAAGATACCTGTACCGGCTTGCCGTTTACTCTTATGAATTTTGTGGCTAACAACATAGAACCAAAAAAAATTGTTTATGATCTAGCACTCGAAGGTAAGATTGCAGGCCCGTTAGGTGCAGGAGTAGGTCAATTTCACTTTGACACATTTAAATTAAATGTTTTTTTAGAAAAATTATGTATTGATCGCAACATTAAAATTATAGAAGACACAGTTGTTAGAGTCAAATTAGATGAATCAGGCAATGTAGATAGCCTTATAGGCGAAGAATATAATCATCAATTTGAATTTTATATTGACACAACCGGATTTGAAAGAGTTATACATAAACAGCTAGGTAGTAAATGGATATCGTATCAAAATCATTTACCAACAAATTCAGCGATAGCATTTCCATCACCCTTGGATAAAAAAATAAGCACGTTCACTACAGCCGTTGCCAGAAAGCACGGTTGGAGTTGGCAAGCACCAGTGCAAGAAAGATACGGAAACGGATATGTTTTTAACAACAACTTTGCCAATGTCAACACTGTGCTCGATGAATTGCAGAAAGAGTATAAAGATAAAATTAAAATAGCAAAAGTAATTGATTTTACCCCAGGTAAAGTAGATAAATTTTGGATTAAAAATTGTGTGGCGGTTGGATTATCTGGAAGTTTTATCGAACCTTTAGAAGCAAGTAGTATAGGGGCTACTATAAATCAAATAAAATGTCTAGCGAGTTCTCTAGTGTGTTGGTCGAAAGGGGATCAGTTTATAGAAAGAAAGTATAACAAAACTTTTGATAGAGTATATGAAAATATTTTAGATTTTGTACAACTACATTATCTAGGTCAGCGAAAAGACACAGAGTTTTGGCGCTGGTGCAAGAACGATATGATACTGACTGATTTCAATCGCGAAACCATTGACTATTTTAAAGACAACTTTGTAAGTTGGAATTTCTTTCATGAAAACAATTATGAATTATTCGACGAACTAGATTGGATACAGGTCATGCACGGTCTTGGCTTATTCAATAATGAAAAAATAAAAGAAAAATATTTGACTAATTTCCGGGTTTGGCAAAAAGTAACTGAAGAAGAGCTAAGTAGAGTACCGTCAGAAAAAACTTGGCAATTTCTTTCCCAAGAAAAAACTATAGAGCTTATTAAACAACAATACACATGATAAATTCACTTTGCATCCTAGGAGGTGGCAGCAGCGGCCTAATTGCGGCGTTGATGTTTCGCAAAGCATATCCTAAGTTAAAAATTACCATAATCGAATCCTCGAAGATCGGCATTGTCGGTGTTGGGGAAGGTACCACAGAACACTGGAGATTCTTTGTAGAATATTGCGATATTCCCCTCCACGAATTATTTGAACAAACGGGAGCCACATTTAAAATTGGAATAAAATTTACCAATTGGCATGGAGATGGCACTCATTATTTCCATAGCCTCTTACAAGACTATGGAGGAGTTGATCCCAAAAGCGACATTGCATATACATGGTTCAAAATGATAGGAGAAAAGTGGGACCCGCTACACACATTAGGTGATGGCAGTCAAAAATCAAGACATTACGAGCCATTGCACAATAATATCAACCAGTTCCATTTTGATACTGTAAAATTGAATAGCTTTTTGCATAACAAATGTGTTGAGCGGGATATCACTGTAGTTGATAGCATAATCAAAGAAGTAAAATTAGACCAACACGGCTACGTGAATAGCCTTGTCGATGGCACTGATCAAGAGCATGTTTATGATTTTTACATTGAC